GTCTTCTAACCATTTTACATCTACTGCTTCTAAATGAAAACTAACAATATATAAATCGTAATCGCTTGGTAAATTGTACGACGTTGCATTTGGCCAGGATTGGAATAGCGAAAGATAAATCTTTTTATTTTTTGGAAGAGATACTACCCACTCGTAGCCAGTGTGTAAATCTTTTCTAGTACTAAAATCAAACACGTTTCCGTTAAACACCAACGGAACAAGCATGTTACTATCCATTAAATCCTAAATTGAATAGATTATTTGGTGTTGAGTTTTTTGAAGCAGATGTATGAAGCAAAGGAGGACGGCCATCTTTATCAACTGTGTGGCCTAGTTTTGCGGCTTCAATTTTAGTTTGATTTGGGCCAACGTCATTAGTTTGATTTTGTTTGGTGATTCTACCAACACCTTCGTATATTTCATGTATTCTCATAAATGTATTTATTTGTTTTTACTGCGGATCCATTTATCTATAGGAACATCAAATTGAATATTTAATTCGCCATTAAACCCCATTAAGTTATCAAACCCGTAATTTATTGTTTCGGGTATATCGTTGTTGTTGTTGTTGTGTGTGTAAGCGGATATACAATCATTACTTAATAATACCTTAGTGATGTCGATGCCGTTGATGGCAATATTATTTAATTCTATATGTGCAGATTTAACAATACGTCCGTCGCTGTCAATTACAGTATGTGCATTTGTTTTATTGCTTAACACAAACTTTAAACTATGCGCAGTACTATCACACGCATTAAATTCATGAGAAACAGAATATTTGGACATATTAGTATGTTCATTAAACACAACTTCCTCGTCTAATAAGATTTTAAAATCTACAGGAGATTCAGTACTATTGTATGATATATCACACGTTATACAGTGAGTATTAGATTGTAGTGTCTTCATTTATTTCAACTACAACATCATTACCGACTAATTCGGTGATAATTGCCTCTAACTGCATGATAATATCGCTATTTAATAATTCAATATCATCCTCACTATCGCGTTGTAGTTTACTTATTTTAATTGTTACTTCTGTTGTATTTAATCTTGCCATAATTTATTTTGGTTTAAATTGATTTAGAACAATTAGTCCATCTTTGGTAACTTCTGATATATTAGGTTGCATGTCACCTACGATATCTGCGTTCACGTGGTTATCTAGAACTATTTCAAAATGAACATTGTCGTCGTTACAAATTGCATTGATACTGCAGTCCTTTAATTTCTCGAATAATATTTTTTTACTTAGTGGAACACGTAGTATTTCGTCAATTTTTCTACTAATTGGTCTAGCACCCATTTTAGAATCGTAACCAACATTTGCTAAGTGCTCAATTACAGTTTCAGTAACATTAAGTTTAATGTTTTTCTTTGCTAATGCATCCTTAAGTTCGTTGATAAATTTTACAACCACTTTCTTAATACTTAATTCGTCTAACTTACTGAATTTAATAGTAGCATCAATTCTGTTACGTAGTTCAGGCTTAAAGAATTCCTTAACTGCTTTGTCTTCCTCGCCTGTTTTTTCTAACTCTTGTCCAAAGCCAATGGAGTTTGTTTCATTTGCTTGAGCTCCTAAGTTCGATGTTAATATAATAATACTATTTGTAACATCAACTGTTTTGCCTGCTGAACTTGTAATTGCTCCTTCGTCCAACATTTGTAAAAGAATATTACTTACATCAGGATGTGCTTTTTCAATTTCGTCAAATAATATAATAGAGTACGGGTCTTTACTTAAATCCGATATCAATTTACCGCCACTTAATGCACCGTCTTCAAAGCCAACATAACCAGGAGGAGCACCAATTAACGTACTAACTGTGTGCTTTTCTTGAAATTCAGACATGTCGTAACGTAGTAGTTCCATATCTAAATTAGAACTTAATAGTTTCGCTAATTCTGTTTTGCCTGTTCCTGTTGGACCCAATAATAAGAAACTAGCAATTGGCTTATTGGCTTTGCCAATTCCACTAAAATTAACATAAACCTGTTCTAGCACCTGATCTACTGCTGAATCCTGGCCGTATAATTTTGCTTTAACGTTACTTTCTAATTTAGAAAGCAGTTCGTCGTTTTCATTAGTCAAACGTTCAATTGGAATATCAGTTAGTTTGTTAACTTGTTCGTAAATACGTTGTTTTGATATTCTGGCATCTGTATTTCCTTTTGCACGTTGCTTAGCACATGCTGAATCCAATAAGTCAATTCCTTTGTCTGGGTTTTTTCTGTCATGTATATAACGTTTACTTAACTCTACTGCTGTTGTGATTGCGTCATCGTCAATAGTTACATCATGAAATTCACCTAAACGTGCGCCCACGCCTCTTAGAATTTTAGTAGTGGTTTCGTCATTTGGTTCGTCGATATTTAAAATATAAAAACGACGCATTAATGCTCTGTCTTGTTCAAATGCTTCGTAGTACTCTTCCCATGTGGTACTTGCTACTACTTTCAAATTGCCTTTGGTAAGTGCAGGTTTAAGCATATTTGCAAAGTCTAAACTTCCGCCAGAGGTTGAACCTGCTCCTGACATAGTATGTGCTTCGTCAATAAACAAAATTCCTTTTTCAACTGCTTCTAATGATTTAATAATTTTTTTAAACTTTTCTTCAAATTCGCCGCGGTACTTACTACCTGCAACAATATCACTAATTTCAAGTGACCATACTTCGTGGTCTTTAAGGAATTCAGGTACATTATCCGATTCGATTAGTTGTGCTAAACCTTCAGCAATTGCAGTTTTCCCCACACCTGGGTCACCTACCATTAATACATTGCTCTTGAATTTTTTAGCAAGAATATCAATTGAGTCTCTGATTTCTTGTGCTCTGCCAATTAATGGTTCTAATTTGTCCTCACGAGCCAGAACATTTAGGTTAGTACAGTATTCTTCAAGTGTTTCGGTCGCTTGTGTATCGCTTAATTTAACTTCTGTTTCCTTGTAATGGGTATTCCAGTAGTCTGTAAAATCTGCTTTATTAATTTCGTGTTTAAGTAAGTAATACGATGCATGACTTTGTGATTCACTAGTAATACTCAAGTATAAGTCAATGGTAGTAACATAACGTCTTCCAGTAAATAATACTTGTGTTACTGCACGATTAAAAACACGTTCAATTGCATTAGTTTTTTTTGGCATCTCGCCGTTACTAAGGTTATCCACATTGTCGAGATATAGCATTAGGTCCGCATCCAAAAGTTCAACATTTGCTCCATATGTAATAAGTGTTTTTTGGAATGGATTGTATCTGATTAAACTCAATAATAAATGCTCTATTAATACGTATTCGTGGTCTTTCTTTTTTGCTAATTGAATAGCATAATCTGTTATTTGTTCAATTTCAGGATTTGATTGCATATATTACCTTAGATAAATTATTTTGTATTGATTATACGTAGTATACGTAGTTGTATTACTAAATATTTAGTAAAAAAACCGTTTTTGTTCATGTAGTTATATTGATTGTAGATCAGTCAATATATTATGAATATGTTTGTTAAGCCCATCGAATTCTTGAATTCTATAGTCCCATCGAATGGGGTCAAGAAATAACTTGTTAGTGTCCTCGTAACGACAAAAGTCGATAGTGTTCATCCATACAGTATAGTCAGGAGAAAATATACCGCGTGATCGTGGAATAGGCGCCACAAAGTCTACAACAGCAATGTCTTCGGTTCTAACTGTACTATAGCCGTTCTCCCATTCACAAAAATTAAACATTCGTTGTGCTTGTCTTAAACGTCCGTCGTTAGTGAAATCCCAATCGTGGTATTTTTTACGAAGTTCGTCTGCATTTAAACGCAAAACAGTTTTATCTCTTTTAATTAACTCTTTGCTTAGTATATCAGAAAGTGTGGTTTTTCCTGAACCAGGTAACCCCATTACTAAAATCTTAAATATCATATCCTTGTGTGCTATAGTTTTTGGCAAAAAAGTCAGATAACTCATCCCTTAATAAGACAAGTTCATCTGACCAATCAGCAGTAAACCTGCCGGCAATCTTCACGTATTCTTCCTCCTTATCCTCTTTAAACTTGTCAAAGTGCTACGGAGTCTTAAACGGACTATTCATATTCGTGTACAATATAAATTAATAATTATTATTTAACACATTATCCGACTCGCTCTATTTTAGTTGTTTGTTTCGTCTCTGCGTTAAATGATTTTTATAAATCAATTGTATTACATGTTTATTTACGTAAACATTAACATTTCTGCGTTTAGAGACGCTATTTTAACTATTTTCGAACGCAAAAAAAGCCTGCATATAGCAGACTCTTTATTGGTTTATGGGTTTAGTTAAACAAGTTATTCCAAAATCCTTCTTTAGTTTCCGAAGTTGTAGTAACAACTTCTCCTGAAACCATTTCCGGCTTGTACACTGAGTTAAGACCTAGTGCTTCTTTGTTAAACTTAACTAGTGCTGTTAACGCATCTTTAGTAATTAACGAGTGCAGTACGTCGATAGTCTTGTTACCATCTTCGCCAACTACCCAGTCGTACTTGCCGATTTTCTTTTCAAAGATTGCAATTGACTCTGGATTACTTGCCATTTGAGCACACGCTTCTCTGTACTTAGCAGTATTAGGATTGCCTTTGTTTACCCATAGTGCTTTTTGAATAGCATCTCTCCATGAGTGAATTAATGCATATGCACTGTATAATTCGCCTGATGGTGCTTCGCCCCACTTTGCTTCAAATACAT